CAGAATGTGTCATTACTAAATCGCCAACAACAATATCTTTAATTGGCTTGTATCCATTCGGTGTTGCGATCGGATATTCTGGATCAGTAAGACATCCCATACTAACCGCAATAGGATTTCCCATTTTCAAAGCATCGACGACATCTTTTGCTTTTTCAGTATCGATCGCAATAATTAATTCTACTCTGTGAAGTACTGGGTTCCAATAAGAAAAAGTTACTTCACCAAAAGATCTTGCAGGATCCTTATTCACATGATGCATAAAAAATTTTGCATAATACTCAAACGTCTTGTATCCATAATCATTATCTGTTCCCATGTCGGTCCGAAGCGAAACATGCTTCAATCCTGATTCTGGAAACGCATCACCATTCCTGTTGCATCCCCAGTATTCATAAGACCCAAGAGCATTCACGACAGCATAATAGCGATTGGGCTGCCGCTTCATATTGAGAATGACTTTCATTAATTCAGGAGAATACCCACCAGAAGCGGTCTTGTTTAATTCCCGAAGAGTATTGATGGGAATGATATGTTGACCGGTCTCGTCGATGGATTCGTATTCTATATATTTGATCATGTCAATCTCGGAAGAATTAATTGCTGAGGCTCTTCCTGATGAACCGGTTGGCCAGGTTGGAGAATGCTTACAATTTTATCAAGATCTTCTTTTTGTTTTTTTGCAACACTCAGATTGCTATGATTGTAATACAGATCGCTCAAACCCATTGCTTTGTTGGCAAGAAGGATTGCTGCAGCTATTGCTCCAGCCCCACCAACCACCGCTGATTGTGCTGGATATTTAGCAACAACACCACCAATACCTTTAGCTCCTGATGCTAGAAGGTCTCCAATAGAGGTGGCTGATTTTTCCATCTCTTTTGTAAACGAAAATATATAATTCATAATATTTTAATAATTTTGATTCCATGCATGAATTTTTGGAGTTGTTGCAGAATCATCTGTTTTGAATTCTGACTTTACTGCTCCAGTTATAGCAGCTCCCGTTGCTGATTCAAGCATCTTAGCCGTCATATTTGGAGTTTCTTTGTTCGCTTCAATTGCTCCAATATCCTGAACAAGCTTGTGATCAACCCCTCCAAATTCCATCATCTTATTCACCAGCGCACCAGCAACAAGAGGATTGGATGCAGCTCTTGGAGAATAAGTTTTGACAACATCAAAATAATCACGAAGCTGATCCTGATCTTTTTCAGCAAGCTGTGGAACTTTTTGAGTCATTTCTTCAAACGACTTATTTATTTTAGATTTCTCCATAATAGGATCAACAATTAATTCTTTTGTCAGAGTTGCAAGTCCGGCAAGACCTACGGCGCTCATAATTGGTCTTTGGGCAATTTCTTTAATAATGGGGCTCTTGACAAACTCAGCCCATGAAAATCCAACCTTTTCCATGGATTGATATTCTTCTTGTGTGATCTCTCCGCGATTGAGGAGATTGGTCGCTGCCTGCTGTAGCTTATTCATATCGCTCCCTTTCAGTATCCTGATGTCCCACCTGGGCCTATAACTGGTTTGGTTGGAAGGTGCTTTCCGCCTTCGAATTGATACGCATACGGAGATTGTAATTTATAACTCTCATCCTGATCGAGAGGTGTTAATCGCGCCTTTACAAGATTTTCTTTTGCTGATGATTTTATCCCTGATGCCATTAATCCAACATTCATAACTGGCATAATCCATGAAGATATTTTTTCTGGAGAAAAATATTCAGAACTGATATTCATCTCATTCCCAATCTCTGGATTGATTCAATGTCAGGAGGAGTCAGCTCTTCCCTGCTTACATTTCCTGCAATGACGTTGTTTCTAAGCATTGTGGTATAATTGGGCTCTGATCCTTGGCCAATCACTTTGGATGTGTTTTTAACACCAGTATACATTCCCCCCAAAGCCACACCCTTAGTTGCCAACCCGAACACTTTCTTACCTATCGGAGCAGTCTTTGGAGTAGGTAAGAGTCCACCTCCAACAGCTCGTACAACTCCTCGAGCAGCCTTAAACGCTCCAGGGACCACAGTCTTTGTAAATGCACCTATGATTGATGAATTTTTTTCAAGATTGAACATGATTTTACTTTTTCGTTGCAGATTTCATCATCGACCCAAACGCATCGACTCTCTTTTTTATTTCAGAGCACATCTCATTGACTGCTGCAATCTTCTCAAGTGCAAGAGCAAAAGCTTTTACAGGCTTGAGAATTTCCGCATTGGGGTTGATTTTGTAAGAGGAAGTTTTTGTAAAATCAGTTTTAACATGAAATCCATTCTTGACCAAATCACGATGAATCATATCGTAAGCTTTTGCTACTTTTTCCATTCCAAGATTGTCTTCGGATACAAAGCGAGAGGCAATTTTTGCTATATCACCAATCGATTCCCCATTGGCCACCATAAGCTTTGCATCATAAGCCATCTTGTTGAATGCATCCTCAGCCTCAGCAACTGACGCTTCTTTAATCAATTCGATGCGATCGTAAAGTCTTTTGTACCATGAGTGGTAAGTCTCGCACTGATTGAATGCGGCAAGTTTAATGTTTCCATCAATCGGCACTGCCGCAGCATCATCATTCTTGGAAGGCAGTTGTGTTGATGACCTGAAGTCAGACGGCGGCGCGATGTAATCTTTCATTTCTTGCTCACTTTGATTGATTTGTGCTTTGACTTTACCAAAATCGGCAAGATCAAATTTGATGTTTGCCTTGTCGGTTTTCGGATCATGAAAAAGTGCGAGATATACATTTTGATTTGCCTGTTCGCAAATTCTTTTTAACATTTCTTCATTATCGATATCGTCAGAATCATAAAGATCAATTACTGCATTTGTCATGTCTGACCCAAGTAGAAGATAATCTTCGGCTATCTTATGGGCAGACTCTTTTATTTTATCGATAACGCTATCCATATTAATATAGTGGAGATTCTATAGGGTTTCCAAGACCAGCGCCAATAGCTATTGCTCCGGTTCCACCTGCAACAACTCCGGCAGTTCCAATATCTTTTGCTACTCCACCAACCCCGCCGGTAACTCTTCCAGCAGCTCGACCTGCAGATCTAAATGTTGGAAACATTTGCCTCATACGCCTTCTTGCCATAGTGGGCAATTGAAGACTTGGAAGAGTTACTTTTGAAGAAAGGGCTTTAAAAACAGGTGTTAATGAAAATGAATTTTTTTCCATTTCATTAGCAAATGATGATATTACCAAATGATTCATACACACCTCAAGGTTGAACGTGTCCTGTCATAAATATATCATAATAGGTAACGATGGATCAACATAATTGATTTAAATTGAGCCAGGTATCTATTTTCTTTTCATCATTAACGAAAGGGTGGCTTATGTCGGAAGGGTATGATTTCCAGAAAGATCTCGAAAAAAGCATCTTCGGATGCGATGAAAAACTTGATAAGAAAGAACTCCTCGTCGACATCTTCAAGATGTATGTGGCTAAATTGTTCGAAATGAAACTCAAGAATTCCCGCCTCTCAGAAGATGTTCTTACCGCGATTAAGGAAAATTTGATCAGTGAATTTCGTAAGGCATCTCTTTCTGAGTATCAGATGTCTGTCGAGGGATATGAGCAGCTTTTTAACAAAACTGTTCAAGAGATACTCGAGTCGGCAGCGCTTGCTCACCAGGGTAGCGATATTATAGAGATGGATCCCATGCGCGACCTGATGATTAATGCCGGCATGAGACAAACCCAATCCGGTCTATTAGTCCCGTCTACCAATTAACATTTTTGAGAAGGCGTCTGCAATTGGTGCAGATGCCTTTTTTACATGCTCGGGTAAGTGTTTGATATCGGGAGTATGTTCTGCCCATTTGTGAACAGTACCTTTAGGCAATTCACCCTTGGATTCCTTCATAGCCAGTAGGCGCATTTGAGATTTTGATTTAAGGGGCACACGTCCTCCTATCCTATCGTTTTGACTATATCTTCATCACTTGCGTATCCATCGTTTTCATTAGCTCCACCAGATAGATACCTCTGATATTCCCCATGGAAAATACCGCATGCTATCCTTGCGAACATATAAGAATGAAAACAATCATCCGGAACATTGTGATCATACTTTGCCATTCTTGTTCGCTCACTGTATTCTAAATATATTCCGAGAAAATCAGATTCAAATTCACGAAATTGATCATAGCTAAAAAAATCGACACCACCTCTTTTTATTTCCATGAATATATCGGTCATCACCCGATTCCTATTCATTATATAATGACCCTTCTCTTTATCCCATTTAATCTTTTGTCTTATCGTACCATGCTCATACACCTCTCCGAATTTTGCAGCACCAAGATTTTGGGCCATCATTGCATTGGATGTTCTTCCGTCTCCCGTATCAGCAATGGTAAGACTACATCCGAACTTTCTGATGATTGGAAGCATGTCCTGTATTTGAACCAATGGATCAGACAATCTTCCGGTATATCGCTTGCAAAAGACAAACCGAGGCTTTCCTGCGATCTTAGCGACGATTGAGAGAACTGAGTATGATGTTCCACTTGCCGTATCTCCTTTCCCCCAATCGATACCTGCGAATGTCGGGAGATCTTTAAGTATAGGGCTCATAACAGCCTGTTCCTCACCAATCATAGGCATATTATCTTTACATGCGGCTTTTAATTCAAGGATATTCAATGGATGTCTGGCGTTTGCATAAGGAAGGGCAAGAACTTCATTAAAGAACTTTTCTGCAGAATAAACTTTTCTGGTATTAATAACTTGAAGTTTCCAGGCGTTGGGGTTATTGATCCAGTTTAAAACTATCTGAGGAAGTCTATACCCTTTAATAAATCCATCAGACTTCATTTTTACCCATTGACCGTTTTCATAATGTATTGGTTTTCCACATTTATTGCAGATCAGACATTCAGGTCCGATATTATTCTCATTGATATAATTGTATTTGCTGCAATGGGTGCATTTTATTATCCACTCGTTTTGAGTGGAATTATCCCAATACTTCTCCATGGTATTTTCCATGGTCTTTGGAGTTCCTGCATAAATTCTACAGTTAAATAAATGTATCGGAATTTTTGGATCAATTTGTTTTAAATGTTCCCATTTTGCAAGACTGTGACTCATACATTGTTCAATTACAGGAATATGATCACTTATGATGTCTTGAATCTCATCAATGCATTCCATATCGGCAGATATTCCACGTATGGAGTCGGCGGTATGAAATGCAGATCGGAGATAAATTTTACTTCCATTAGTAAGTTCTTTATAAGAAATTTGATCTTTTGTTTTAGTATCCATTAAATGATCTCGAACAAGAGTAGATTCTCTTAATGCTCCATTTAATTTATCAGTAGAAAAAACAGAGACCTGGTTTCCTGTAGGTGCCACATATAGAGAATGATAATTAGCGTATCTGATACATGGAAGAGATATCTTATATCCAAGAGTTGTTGACTTGTGAGTTTGTCGTCCAAATTTAAAAAGTACAGCATTATCCGGATCGTTATAAATCGGATAAATATGTTTCATTGTCTTGTAAGGAAGTTGAAGCGGTATTCCATTAAGATAAAAAATATTTTTGGCGAAATCTATTGGTTTGACAACCATTACATATCGCCTTTGATATCTTCAAATAGCTGAGGGATCGATTCAGCAGTAGCGATTTTCTCTTCGTCACCAAAATTCAATTCCAACTGCTGAATCCTTTTAAAGAATTCACCAGCATCAGTTTCTCCACCAGCAGGAATGGATTTGTCTGCTCGAATATAAAGTTCAAGCCAATTTTTTGCCATCTTGGCTTTTTGTTCTTCTACATTGCGTCTACGTTTTCTTACTATGTGTCTGTCGAATGATCCGAGCTTTTCATTAGATCCCTCTTCATCCTCAGATTCAGACTCAACACTCTGAACCATATTCATTGATTCATAATACTTGAAGTAGCTGTCATTTTTTACAGACTCGAGGAAATCTTTGGTTTCTGGAATCTTGACATTTTTATAACCGATCTTCCATTTGAGATATTCGCTACTATGAAATGTAAATGGAACATCAGATCCATCTTCAACCTCATCGTCTTGGAATGGTGTTTTGACTTGGGTCAATCCATCCCTGATCTGCTTTACTATGACTGAGTTATTCCTGAATGGAATACAATACTCAAAGGCTTCTTTGGCTGTTATTGAGTCGCAATTCCAGAAAACATTCTTATAAATGGTAAGAGCCTGGATTCCGACCTTTCTCTTGAATTTGAACATCACAATGTCAGAAATGCTGTCAAGAGGTTCTCCATTAAAAAGAAAAATGTTGATGATGGTCATCACATCCCTGTATTGATGTGCCCACAATCCGTCTTCGCACCATTTAAAATATGGCGGAGGGTCTTGTAGATTTTTCTTACCACGTATTGTATAATCATAATATTCATGAATGCCGTAATGATCAAGCCATTGATGGTGAGTAGGATCATCCGGATTTAGTAACTGGTCATGGAATATTATATCTTGAATTGATGGAGGTAGAGTGTCTCTCAACTCTTTTCCAATAGACAAAACCTCTTCTTCGGACACCTGGTATCCGAAGGATGATAGTTTTTTTACAACAGATGGTGCGTCTTTATTAAAGAACAACATCATCACTATAAATTTTTCAAATGGTGCTCTGCTCATATTATGAATATATATCATTTTTTATTATATTGCCCCAGCAACGAATTCTCATGTATTTTGATTATACAATGATTTTGTAATAAATTCATCACGGGAGATAATATGAATATCAAACAAACGCTTGAAAGCCCAACAGCAAAAAAGATATTGAAAGGTCTTGCTATTGGGGTTCCTGCCACAGCTGCTGCTGCAGGGATTGGTGCTGGAGGGTTTGCCCTTGGATCTCATCGTGGTGCAAAAAAAATGGAAAGAGCATTTAACGCTTATAATCAGGAGGAAAACATGGCTATTGCAAGAGAGTTTTACAACCGAGGATCAATGTCTAAACAGGCTGCTGTTGGCGGTGTTGCAGGAGTTGGGTCAAAGGCAGCAGAGATAGCAAAAAAACTTGGAGAAGTTTATGGACACGTCAGCAACATATCCGGCAATGCGGCAAAAGGAGCTGGAAAGCTTTATGGATCAGCCAGCAATGTGGCCGGTAGCGCTGCAAGTGAAGTTGGAAAGATCTATGGAACTGCAAGTCATCAAGCAGCTCAACTTGGATCAAACATATCAGATCTCGCCGGAACCGTCGGTAGTTCTT